ATCCTCTCTTAATTGCACTAAACGGCAATTTCGAACGGCATCCATTGCGGTCCGATTTGTCGGAGCTTTACTCTGACTATCCACGTTCTAATGGCTCTTAGGTGAGCATGGACGTTTTACTGTCATGTGACAGCCTTGAACTTTAATTTGTCCTCTAGGTGAGAGCGACTAAGTTTTCAGTGGTGTGGTTTGGGGGTTTTTAAAATATCATAAAATAAGTTAACATACGGGGTTAATTGTAAGAAAAAGTTTGAAGGAGTCAATATTAAAGACATAACCCGAACCTCACAGGTCCTGGTTTAGATACACTGAGTCGGAGAATTCTCTAGACTCCCATTTTCTTTACAATGACATTTCCACATGATGCCGAGTACTACACTTAACTCTTGACATATGGTAATATCATCGATTAGATAAGAATTGGGCTAGAGAAAACTCTCGTTGACAGGTATAACCAGGCCCCAGCGTGAAGCCGCGGTATTCCGGGAATGAAGGGTCCTTCAGGACCAACATATTACATTTGAAACACACGCGAGAAGAGTACATGTACAGAACAAAACGAACCGTACAGTTCTTCCTATTGCTTAGATTTAATAGAGGTGATTACTAGAGAAGTATACACTAAAGTATACTACAAGTCCGCAAGAATACATACAGGCCTTAAAGCATCGGATATTTCAATCCCATTGCCATCTTTAAAGTTATGTAATCTCGCATCTACCACCCAAGTGGAAATTTATATTGTCATCAATACACAATAAATTGTGTAAGCGACAATAGAAAATCTCGACAGGTTTTTAAACAAATCAGAGGTCGCCTGCCTTAGCCTGTAGATAATTCTACGCCACAAGGGTTTTCACTTGAAACACCAGCTTGCGTCGCAGTCTTAATAAAAGCTAAGTTCAGCCACCATCGACACTAACTTCAGATTGGTCGTCTGAAGTGATACAATCTTATAATAAAATAAGAATTCAAATACGTAAAAACGTAAGACCGTATCACAGTTACCTAGACAGGTAAAAGTGATATCGATATTAAGTGTCGTGCTACGAACACTATCGTGAGATAGTGCTCATGAGTACCCTTTAAGGCACCAAAATACGAGTGTTCG